CGTTCCTAAGCAATGACCCTTTTTGCTGAACTAAGAAGTCCAGATTAGAGCCAAACTGCTTAACAAATGCAGTAGTTATATCGTTTGCCATGTTGGCCTCCTTAAAACGATGAAGTTAATCTCGCATAGTCAGATTGTCCTTCGTTGCGATTTAAGAAGGGTCTTTACTTTTCCTTTGGGCTTCTTACGAAGTTGTCCTTAAGTCTACCTACAAACTTACCCGACCTTACACGGTTCCCGGGTACGCCTGCTCATGCAGACTTCTCCACTTATCCTTAAAATATTCATATTCAGGATGATGCTTATTGTTCATCGGATGGTTACGGTCTTTCATCGCCTCAGCCTGAATTTTCTTAATCTCTGCTATAGCTTCTTCGGGTGATAAAGTTAAACCTACGGGTTTACCGGCAATCTTGTCCTCACTAAAGTTCTTAGCCATGTCCGCTATGAACTTAACCATATCAGGGTCGTTGTTAAGACCGGTAGCTTTAAGTTTCTGTATAAACGCCTCCGTGCCGTACTTATTGACTGCCTGCTCAGCTATTTGGAAGTTTTGTTCAAATGCCTTTCCCCATAGTTTACGTAAGGCGTTCTCTGCTTCTCCACGTTCTTTTGTTCTTTGCTCTCCATATTGATTAAACTCATTGACTTGAGAATCCATAAACCACTGGTAAAGTCCGTTAACCTGCGCCGGTAACATCCCTAACTCTAAAGCCTTAGCCTTAAAGGTCTCCATGAACTCTTTGTTAGGCTCGGGGTAACCTTCAGGAAGTTTGACCTCAGGTAAAGTATAACCGGTTGCATCCTTGGGCCTGCCTAACCTCTCAAATACCATATCCCAATCCTCTTTAGTTGCTTTCTCACCCGGGACGGGTATCTTATCCCTACCAATTAATTTTTGGGCTTCAACCCACGATTTAGCTAAATCACCTGGAGACTTAAAGTTCTGTATCGAAGGGTGACTCTTAACAGCGGGATCTAAGCCTTCACGCCAATCCACTACTTGTGTTTCCTGGTCTAAGTTGTCCGTTGCTGGACTTAGATTGTCAGGCATCTTATTTTCCTCCTTTTTTACCGTGATATTTAGAATACAAATAGCCTTTATAAGCACTCTCGGCAGATGCTTTAGACTTATAGCGGGCCTTCCCGCTTCCTATATGCCAATATTTTCCTGATTTAATTACTGGCATTAGTTGCTATCCTTTCCAACTCTTCAATGTCTATAGTCATCATGGTGGTAATATGCAAGTAAACTGTCCTTAAACCTTCTTGAAATGCCATCACCAAAGCGTCTTTATCAAAGGTCGGAGTTCTGTAATGACATATCTTTGCTAAATCTTCCAATATCCTCTTGCCTTCTTCAGACTCAAATATCTTCTTGTAGTCGTTACGCAGGCCCTTTAACTTTTCAGCGTTATTCTCCGGCACTCTTCACCTCCTTTAAATTTGCGTCTGCCTCCGTCGCTGTCTTGGCTATGTCTGCGCCTTGTTGTGCCGTAGCTAATTGTTGTTGAATTCGCATAGCTTGTGCTCTTGCTTCCCTTATAGCCTTGACCTCTTTCTCATCTCTGATATATTCAGGGTTGACCCCATAGAGTTCCTGTATGTCATTGACTACCTTATCCGGGTTTACATTGTCTAATACATCCGGCACTATAGTAGCCATCTGGGCTATGATGTTTAAGAAGTTATTAATAGACTTCATCTGGTCGAGTTTCTGCGCCCTGGCTAGGGGTGAAATATATTCAATCCTATAAGACATATTCTGTATACTTTGCGGAGGTGGTGAAAGTTGACGGTTACGCCACATAATTGCAAAGGTTCTGTTAATCAGAGGGTCAAGGAACTCATTCATCAAGCGGCCCAAGACAGGAGCTAATATAAGCATTTTTTCCTCAACCCTCTGCATTACCTCAGTAGCGGTCATGTCTTTGCGTGCAGGATCAGCAAGCAATAAAAATAAATCTACAAAATAACCTTTTTTGATTATAGACTGCCATTGAGAAATAATCTCTAAACCTATTGATATATTAGCACCGGTGGCAAGGGGCTCAATCTTGTCATCTGCGGTGCCTTTAAGTCTGAAATTTAGAGCCCCAGGCCCATACTTGATTGGCAGTAAATAACCGTCATGGGGCAACACTAAGGGTGGATCTACCTGTTTCTGAGCTGAACGTATCATGACCTTAACCATTTCATTCAGCATCTTTATATCCGCATACAACACCATAGCAGGACTCGAACCCCATACTTCTCCACTATTCTTATTAAACCGTGGAGTGAAATAAGGAAACTCCCTATAACCTGATTGATTAATGAGATGCTTCTTTGAGACTTCGATATATGTAGACTCAAAAGGCATATTTGCTGCATCATCTTTGGTTACATCCCTTTCATATCTAGGTTTGACCTCATGTATGAACTCTACCTGCTTATCGTATTCTTTCTTCTCCATGAAGTTCTTCACTACCTCACCGGCTGCCTCGCCCCATTTCTCCCAAGCCTGTAGAGCGGACATCTTGAATTTACGATAGACTGTATCAATCTTTTCTTTCTCGTTCTCACAAAGGTAAATTTCGGCTATGTCCCGGGAATAAAACCTTATACCCTCAACCTCATCTTCTTCTTCGTACATACAAGCCACTCCGAACACTCCCAAGTCCAAGTAAAGTTCGTGTATCTGTTGATTGAAGTTAGAGGCGTTTATCTTGTTATACATCCGGTCTTCGGTATCACTTACCCAAGCCTTGACTTCAGCCTGTTCATTTAAGACTTCATCCTCAAAGCGTAAAGAAAACCATCTTGAGTTAGGATTAGTAAGGTATGAATGCAGACCCGCCGCTAAAATCATGTTAGACTGCATGGCGGTTGTGTCATACACATCATAGTCATACTTAGTTCCTGGAGTGTGTTCTCGGGTGATGTAAGCCTTTCTAGGCGAAACATATTTAGCCACATTCTGCCAGAAGGTAGCGTAGTTCTGCCTCTCGGCATTTAATTTATCTACCCTGCGTACTATTTCTTCCCCTATAGTTTTCTCGGTCATTTCTTTACCCCTTTAATAAAATCCATAAAGTTAGGTTTAGGCGGTTCTATTATCTTAGGCTGGTAAGTAGAGACAAGTTTCAACGCCTCGCATAATGCTGTCAAGCAAAGGTCTTTCTTATCTACCGGCCAGTTAACATAAACCATATTCTTATCATCAACGGCAATATCCAACAACTTTATTAACTTAGGTTTCTCCGCTTCCTTCTGTACATCTATTGTAGAAGTCTCTGCTCGTTGCATATAACCTCCTTATCCTGATACCTGCTTCATTATATTAATATTTACTGTCGATGAGGTATTAGTTGTAGCACTTACCACCTTAAACCTGATATAAGGTACTATGGCATTTACACTGCCTGATAATAATGCAGTATAATTCCATGTGTTTACTGCGGTAATAGATTGGGTCTGCACTGCGACAAATACTGGGTCAGCAGAACCTTCAATCGTGGGTTTTCTCCACCCCTCTTCGCAAGTAATAATAACATTTGCGCTACTAAGCACCCCATTTAATATGCTAGCCATCCCCACATTAGCCCATAACAAACTATCACTAATATCAACTGAATCAGTGTATACAGTATTAGTGGACGGTAAAGGGATATTAAGTGAATTTCCTGAATATCCTACCCTTACTACTGTTATTCCTGTTTCCCTTTTCGCCATTTTATCCTCCCTCTAGGTTTTTAATAAAGTGCGCTTCCAAGAATCTATACCCATGTTGTTCATAGAACTTGCCCACTCCATTGTTGCCAAAGTACGCCATGATTACCTGATTTATATTCCAGTCCTTGCATTTCTTTTCAAGGGCTTTCAATAATTTTATGCTGTAACGCCTATACTCAGGCTTTACATAAAACAATACCTCTTGGAATATGCAGGAATTGTTTAAATGATAACGAGTAACAAAACCTGCTATCACACCCACTACTTTGTTATCGTCTAACATTACAAGGGAATAATCTTTAAGCTTAGGCATTATCGCCCAGAGGACTTTGTCATCACACCATAAACCAAAACTATCAATGACCTCTTGCTGGAAGCTTTTGACGAACTCCGCTACCTTGGGATAATCTTCTACCATGGCCTGGCGTATGGTTATCATCCGCCAAGTAAAGTTTTCTTGCCCGTTGCTGCCTCACCTAACACACCTTGCGGGGTAGTAAGTAAGGTTCTTGTAACCCTTGCCCTACGTTTAATCTCATCCTTACGGGCTTCTTCTTGGGAAACTTCAGCTTTAGGCGCTGTTATTTGAGGTATCTGAGTTTGAGTTTGTTGTTGCTGTTTATCTTTCCCCCCAAATGCCCCCATTGCCGAAGCTATACCTACTCCTGCACTTGCTGCCGAAGCTGCTGCTGCTAATCCAGTCCAAAAGGGTACTGCCGCTAAAAACGCCATACTCCCTCCTTAAGTCATCACCGCTTCCCTAGGTAAATTCCTATTTATTCTTTCCGAAAATATCCTATCCGTATAATATAAAGCCATCATCAAGGCATCTGCCCTATCCGGAGACTTCAGGCCATCCTTACGCATTTCATCTTTAGAGACGATTGCCTTCTTAGCATCAGACTTGAATTTATAACGTATGGACATCAACTGTTCCATAAGCACATTATCATTCATAATCTTTATGTCGCCCTTATCAAAAAACTCTTTCATCCTGAAGAAGCCCTCGGAGCGTTTGTCTTGATAGAGTATGTTGGAGGGTTTCGCATTGCCTATAAAAGGTTCTGGTATCTGGCGCTGTTCACTCAAGCGGTCTGTTACCCCTCCACCTACTCCGACATCATCTATGGCAATCAAGTCAACACTGAATTCACGCCTTAAATCCAGTACCTTTCCGACTATCTGCATCAAATCCTTATCACGCCAGCTATGCTGATATATTTGGGCCCATTGACGTATATTCTGGGATTGAATAATAGTGAATACCGTCTCATCTTCGCCAAAACGAGCCACATCAACCGCAAGTATTCTGCGTTGTGTACCTTCATCATAAAATATGAGTTTAGGAGATTGATAAACTATATTACCAGTAAGCAGTAAATCATCTGCGCCTAACTCTTCAAAACTATTCAGCACATATTGCTTATAATGATTAGGCGCCTCAAGTTCCATGCGCTTTAAATCAGCTATAAAATCAGCGGGAAGATTGTCTGCATTGTCGAAGGTCTGTGCTGTAGTTAAATCAAATTCATCCTTAGGATTATTTACCCACATCCGCCAAATCCAATTATGTCCATTGGCGTTTGCTATGATACAACCCTGCCTGTAGGGTGCATTGTCACGGCGGAGTCTGTCCCTTAAGAAAGTAAACTGTTGCTCATCCTCAAACTCCTCAGCCTGTTCAATACCGAATATACTAAGGTTTATATTCTTCAGAACTTCTATTTCTCCGGCGTGCCTGAACATGATTACCGACCCATTGGAGAATTTATAATCTTTATCCGCCCCGACAGTAATATTAAAGTAACGCTCAAAATCTTTAATGGTAGAATCCTTAAGGTCTGTATATTCTTTGCGGACAATTAAAGCAAGTGAGTTAGGGTATAGCTCGCAGAAATTCTTTATCTTAGCCAATAACATCATAGTCTTACCCGTACCTATCCCTGCCACCAATGCCGGATAGCGTGCTTGTGTATAGCAAAAATCAGCCTGATAATCTTTGAGTTGTATTTTCGATTCGCTCATTCTTTGGTTTCCAATTCGGAGGATAGATAAAAATTATTTTAGTTTCACCTGTCTTAACTTCTCCGGAGTGTTCGACTTGAGTCTTTAATTGCCCCCTTGCTTTCATAATCAACTCTGCCGCTTTTAACCGGGCAGCAATATCAGGAACCTCTAAAAATTCGTTACTTATTGCCTCATCGGGCTTTAGTTCTTCAATTCGCCCATTTTCGCCCCGCTTATATTGATGTAAATATCCTACAACTTTAGTCGCCTCAAGTGCTTCTAATAAAAAAAGAGCTAACTTTTTATCAGTTAACCCTTCTCGCTCCATCCAATCACTTAAAGAAGTCAATTTTATCTCTAATCTTGATCCAGCTTTGGTAGCAGTATTATGAGAATAACCAGCTGCCCGAGCTGAATTATACATATTCATCCCAAGTAACCG